AACAAAAAAACTGTGGGAAAGTGTCTATACTGTACTCAGCGCGCTTGACTTCCAAGTCTACTTGTGGTTAAGTTGTTCTCGAAGCACAAGTGCTTCGCTATCTAATTATTTATCTAGGAGACTAAGATGTATTCATACAATGCTATATGCGAGGACGACACGGTCCTGTTGAGCCCCCGCTTGAAAACGATCAAGGCCCTACGGGCGAGGTACTTCCGCAATCGTGAGATGTTCGAGGACCAAGGTCCGGTGACAGAGATTGTTGTATTCAAGGGCGGTCGCATTCACGGTTACTACACTCCGGAGTTTAAGTTGGACCGGAGCAAGCCTGCTTACATTCACAATATTTTTTATGGGAGAGTGTGATGTCTTATAACGGTTGGAAGAACAAAGAGACTTGGTTGGTGAACCTGTGGCTAGGCGACAGCTTGACCATGGACCAAGAAGCGGGGTGTGAGATCAATGCTGCTTACATTGAGCTGATGGTTGACGAGATGGCTTCGGCTTTGCTTGACGGTCCTGACGCTAACGGTTTCATGACTGACCTATTGAACTGCGCCTTGTGTGAGATTGATTACGACGAGCTTGCTTCGCATTATGAGGAGGATGAGTGATGTTTAGTTTTGATTGTTTGGAAGAGGGTACGATGACGTTGGACTGGGATCCGGCGTCATACAAGACGAAGGCTGGTGCGGCGAAGGGGTTGTACGGAGCGTTATGCAAGTGGTGTGAGATGGTTGGCATGGATCCGAGTTACGAGGTTCACATCAAGACCCCAGAGGAGCGCAAGGCGCAGGGGTACGAAAAGGTTTGGCATGTATCATTTGAGGCAGGTCCGTATGAGTGGGCTGTGTTTGCTTCGATGCAGTTGCCTGATTGCAAGTGGGGATATGTTGAGCCGTATTACAGCTTTGATTTGGATTTTGTATCATGAGGGAGCTTAACGGTTGGTATGAGAATGAGTATGGCGCGGTTCCGTTTACGATGCCAGCGGAGACGTTATTGGACGCAGTGATTAAGATGCGGTTCGAGGACGCGGACTTTGGTTACACTGACATGGAGGTGAACTGGGGTACGCTGGAGGATTACGAGGACGTAGGAACTATAATTTATAAGTTGGTGGAGGGAGAAAATGGGTAAGATCAAAAACAAATTGATTGAGGCGATGGAGACGCCGATCATGGATGTGTGTTCTGAGTGTGATGGGTTGGGTCAGGTATTTTACGAGGTTGCGCGACCGCAAGGTTTTGGTCGTGATGTTGGTTATTTGGACGAGGTCCAAGAGCCATGTAACGAGTGTTCTGGTGATGGTGAGGTGTCGCGGTTGTGTGATTGCGGCGAGGTGGTGACGCTTGGAATGGGTCACGATGCTTATATTTGCGAGGAGTGTGCGAATGCTTAATTTATATGACAACAGAGGTGAACGGGTAGGGAACGGTTCATTGACAGAACAGGAGCGTGTTGTGGAGGCGCGTAGGACCAAGGGCCAGACGTATCGGGAGATAGCCGAATACATGGGTCTTAGTTACCAGCGGGTTCAACAGATTGATGTTCGAGTGAAGGCGAAGCGTGAGGGCAAGATCCCTATGTCGAGTGAGAACCGGAGAATTTTATCTGAGGAGGAGGAGATCAAGGTTCGTGATCATCCGCTTCGGGTTCTTCGCAAGCAGATGGGTTATAGTCAAACGTCGATGGCGAAGGCGATTAACAGATCCCAACCTTGGATTACGAAGGTTGAGCACAACAAGTGCAGCGAGAGGTTGTTGCGAGCGTATGTTAAGGAGCTTGCAGCGTATTTCAAGATGGACGAGAGTTTGATGTTGAAAGATACTTTGGATTGGATTTCGTCGGATAAGACTGTGGTTGATGATTTAAGGGGCAACCCCAAGAAAGAAATGCGAGCGGAGCCGCAGCCGCAGGTTGATGAAAATCCGGACTTTAAATATTTATTTGAGTGTCAGAAAGCGGTGATCGAAGCGCAGCGTCAGACGATGGTTATTCAGCAGCAGTTACTTATGTCCAAGGATTTTTCTCGACCGAAGGTTCCGAGCCAGAAGCGATGGGTGTTTGAGAAACCGCAGGGGGTGGTGTTGCGTGAGTGGCTTCGCAAGAACGGTGTATCAGCCAATGAGTTCGCAAAGAACCTGAACATTGCGCAGCCTACGTTGTCGCGTTGGATGTCGGGGAAAGCGTTGCCTACGGTTGACCATGCGGTAGCGATTGAGGCTGCAACGGGTGGCGCTGTATCATGTGTCACATGGAGGAAGCGCAATGATTGAATATTTCACAGCGTTGGTTTTGCATTATGAGGTGCAAGGCAAGGAGCTTGAAACGGTGGTTTGGTTCGAGAACGAGGACCATTGTCAGGAGGTATTGCAGAACGACGTAGCGATGCCCTTGTACGAGGAGCTTTATGACTTGTATGGTAACAACATCATGATGTTTTGCGAGGTAACGAAGGAGGTTTCAAGGATCGTTCGTCCTCGAGCTAGACCGGAGGTAGACAATGGGTGATCAAGACTTAACAACATTTCAGGCTGCACAGTTAAGCTGGCTCAAGCGTCAGGTTGATGCGTTGCAGGACGAGCGGTATCGCAGTGATGCGCGGCCCAATGTGCAGCGTGAGTTGTTTGCTGCGCGTGAGGAGCTTGACACATACGTCAAGAACCTTCGAGAGGCGGGGAAACAGATATGACAGAGTTTGAGAGGATTAAATACGAGGATCTGTATCGGCAGGCGTGGTTGGCTCAGAACATCAAGGACAAGGCGTCGAACCCGCGTTGGAATGGTGGGGTCAGCAACAGCGCGTTGAACGGGTTTAAGAAGCACACCAGCGTGAACAAGGGTGGGCGTCCGAAGTTGTCGTTATCCAAGGATGCGGCGATGCTAAACAAATTGCTGCAACGTGAGATGTCTTTGAACGATGCGGCGGACATCATGGGTCTGACGATCAAGTCATTGCGTCAGATTAAATCGAGATACGGATTGCCAAGGAGTAAAGATGAGCCCGTTTCTAACGTACATCCCGACAAGGATTAAAGAATTAGATAAACAGATCGATGACATACTGTGGGAAGAAACCGCAGATCCGAGGATCGAGCAGCTAGTAGACGAACTAAATTACCTAAAGGAGAAAGAAGCAAATGGCGAACTATACGAACCCAATTTTTAACGACATCTTGAAAGAGGCATCGGTTATTGTCTTGGACATAATGGACACTCAAACAGCGTTTGGGATTACTGACGAGGGAGAGCGGTGCTTTATCCCTGCCAAGGTGGTGAAAGCCTTTGACCTCGAGGAGGGGTTAGAGACACGCGCTGTCATGATACCGAACTCGGGGGATGTCAAAGGAGACACGCCGTGGCGGGTTATCAAGGCTCTGAGCGTGGGTCCGCAGGACCAAGTTGCAAGTTTACAGAACAACCTTCGAAAGGCGATGGGGGATGGCGATGCGCCTGACTTATATAGCTTGAGGGAGTTGTCTGAGCTTGTGGGTGCGTCTGAGGATGTCATCAAGAAGGCTCTAAAGACCATGGATAACGTGGGAATGGAGACGATGTACTACTACGAGACGTAACTTGCGTGTCGCCCACATGTGTGATACTTGTGGGCGACAACTGATAAAGGATTACTTATGGCTAAGAAACAAAAGCCCGAGCCGCCACTGCCTAAGTTTAGAAATGTGGCGATGTTGCTTGACGATCACGAGATGCTTCGTGAGATGGCTGGCAAAGAACAGAGAAACATGGCGCGACAACTGTCTGTTTTGGTTAGAAAAGCCTATGCAGCGTTGGAAAACTCTGATACAGTTTAATCACTGCTCGAATAGGTTCACGCCTGTGGCCTTATTTGCCCTCATAGACTAACCCCGACCCGGCTAGGTTTCGCACTGCAACGGTTGGGGTTATTTTTTTGCCTCGTTAGGCTTTCCCTTTTTCCCTGCGATTTGGTAGTCTTTTTCTTTAGAGTACCCGCGTATTTGTGTGACGTTGCTGCGCTTCATATTTTTGAGCAGCGCCCCTGCTATATCGGGAGAGAGCCCAGCTAGTTCACCGAGCTCCTCCTTTGCGCTTTTCAGGTTGGTCCATCCTTTTTTGTAATCGCAGATTGCTTCGATTACTTCTTCGTGGGATTTAGACTTAGCCATTCTTTTGCTTCCTCGCCTAGTACCTTTGCGCCGATATCGATCTTTGCTCGAAGAGCCTTGACGATCCGTTCGTCGATTGTGCCTTCGGTAATCAGATCGATGTAGGTCACGTTATTTTTTTGTCCGATCCGGTGGGCGCGGTCCTCTGATTGGATCCGTGTTTCCAGATTGAAGTCGTTTGCATAGTACACCACGAGGTTTGCTTCGGTCAACGTCAGGCCGTACCCAGCGGTTGCTGGGTTGCCCACGAAAAACTTGAGCGGGTGGTTTGGGTCTTGAAAGTTTTCAACTATGCGGTTGCGTTCATCGTCGGACGTATCGCCGTAGTATGATGCGGCACAACCTGCTCCGAACTTCTCGTTTAGCATGGCTGTGATCTGTTGGATGTCATACCGGAAGCGAGACCAGATGATTGCTTTGCCGTCATGCTCGTCCATGATCTCGGTCAGGGCATCCATGCGCGATGACTTAAAGGTCAGAGTATCGCCGTCATCTGTCTTGAGGTGTCCGGACATAATCTGTTGCAGCCTGAGAAGCTGGGTAATGACCGCGGGTGCAGACACGAGGTCCCCGTTATCGAGGAGCAAGAGCGCC